CTAGCACGCCCTTGATTAGCCGCCAGAAGCCCTGCAAGAGCTTGTCCTGCAAGGTAAAGGCGAGCGGTCAAGGGTTTATTTTTTATTGGCCTACCTATTTTTTTCTTTCGGTATTCCTCTGCTTCTGCCTCAAGACTTAATTGCTTCTTGTTCAAGTACTCGCTCCAAGTTATAAAAGTAAGCCTGATTAAAACCAAGCTGCCACTTTCTGTGCTCTGTAAAGTTATTGTCGTGGTGGTAGGGATTTGTAAGCTGACCCTTTCTAAAAGCCAGCCTACCTTGTTCGTAAGGAGTCATTTTCTTTTTTCCTTCATAGCCTCTAACATTCTGTTTAGGTACCACTGTGCCTTCTCCATGTCTTCTACAGGATTGTTTTTATACCTGTGCCTGTGTTGATATTTGATCATGTTTCCTTGACAGTAAGCTATAAAACCATCAACTCCTAAGACCTGCTTAATGTAATCAATACACTCGATACCACTTACATTATAATGAGCAGGTCTGTTTACTGGATCATAATCTGCCATCTACGCTCCTATGTCTACAATTTCACATACATCACCAGTGCAAGCAAATGTCTGACTGCTTGAAGTGGTGTCCTCTTTTTCATACTCTGAAAGTTTAGCCCAGTCAATAGCTTTTGGCATTAAACCTAACAAAGTTTTATAATCGTGTTGTCCTATCTCCTGATAAGGTGCTTGCTGATAAGTATGCTCATTATAGGGCAGGAATGATACACCAGACATTTCATCAAAGTGTTCATGCACAAATGCACCCACAGAAAGCCACTCATCTTTTCGTACATTTACTGTAATGCTAGGTTTATGTTCACACCAGTGTCTTTGATAGATCAACCAAGTTTCTAGCTGCTCAATAGCTGAAAGATCTTCAGTTACAATAGCACCATTAGGAGCTTTGATTGGAAAACTAAACACAGTAGTAGCATCAGGCTTCATTACATCAGGCTCGTTAGGTATACCCTGTTCTTTCATGAAGGAGGTAAGAGGGTCTTTGTTATCTCCCCTGACGGTTCTAATGTAATAATTCGAATGACGTGGGTGTATCCCAGAGGCGCTATCAACGAGCTGGGATACTGTTCCACTGGGTTTGACACAGGTGATTGCCGCTGACTTAGGAATGCCCAAGCGATCAGCCCAGCTATCATTAACGGCAACAGAAATTTTACGAAGATGTTCAAGAGTTTTATCCAATCCTTTATTCTTGGTGGTCAGTAACCTGTTGTCCATTATCCCTGTGAGTGACACACCAAGCAGACGTTCTTCTTCCGTATTACGCTGCCACACTTTTCGCAAGTATGGAAACTTGGTGTAGGCTGACTGAACTGTTCCAAGAATAGTTGCAATGCGGATCTTTCGCTCAAGATCTTCGATAGTGTCTGTAGCCCTGACCACAACTTCTGTAAGATTACAGAACTGATAAGGACGAAGAATGATTTCAGAACATGGATTAGTTCCAAAGTCCCAGTCAGGATCACGCCTATCAAATTTACCAGCTTGTTTTTTAGCTGCTTCACGGTTGAATATACCACGCTCACCACTCCCTGATTCGACCAGAGACATCCACTCACGCATAAAAGAGATGGCATCTGGTTTTTCTGTGTAAGACACAGAGTTATTAGCGAGAGCACGTTGAGGATCATTCTCCCACCAAGCACCTGACTTAGCGTGACGCATACGGTCATCACTCAAGTTAGATAAAGAAATCATAGCTGATCTACGAACACCACCAACTACAACTACTTCACCAATTTTACACATAATGTCATGGCACTCAATAGAGGATAGCTTTCGTCCCTGAGCATCTTTGAAGACTTTAATAACAAAGTTAAAGAGGTCTACAAGAGGCGCTGGTCCAGAAGCTCTACCACCAAAAGTCTTTAGTCTTGCACCTGCTGGACGTACAAGGCTTATGTCCCATTGAGGAATCTCACCAGCCCATAGGAGTGCCAACAATTGTCTAAACGCCTTAGCCCATCCCTCCTTACTGTCCTTGACAACGATAGTGGTATCGCTCTGGAAGAGAGTAGGGACTTCAGGGAGCTTACTGATGTACTGCCGTTCAACACTGAAGCCAACACCAGTACCACAGAGAAGAATGAACATAGCCTCATCGAAGGACTTAGGGTCATCTACGGGTAGATAGCTACAGTTATACCCTGCAGTATTGTCACGCTCTAAGGCTGGACCAGCAGTCATCATAGCCCTCATGGAAGGCATGACTTCAAGATTGAGGATTACATCACGTATTTGATTTACGTATGTGTCATCTCCAATCTTTGGACGTACTACATTGTCCATGTAACGCTCAACTGTTTCCAGCCAAGACTCTCTACGATTCTCTTTTTCCAACCATCTTGCATAGCGTGAGGTGTGAATAAAAGCTTGGTAGTCAGTTGGTAAATAGTTGTTCATCTTTTATCACCGTTTCCTTTCAGTGTACCACGTCTTTTTCGATCTTGTAACTTATCAAGATTATTCTTTGCTACCTCTCCCATGTCAACATTTAAGTCTCTACAAAGAGCAGCGATATACCACAGACAATCCCCTATCTCGTCTGCAATACCTTCCCTATCAAATTTACCATCCCGTAAGATCTTCTTTACTTTGTTGGCTACCTCTCCTGCCTCTGCTGCAAGACCTAAAGCAGGATAGAGAACCTGATGTTCTGTTTTGTAGATTGCGGTATCAGAAGCAGCATTCTGATAATAATCAAAGCCAATATCTGATATGTTCCAATAGTCAATTTGTTCTTTAGTCAGCACGTTGTATTACCTCACAACTTGTTATTGTTACATCATCTAAGTCATAGATACAGTCTCTTATGAGATTTTCTATAACATCACAATTGTCTCCTGTCAACTCCAAGAAGTTTGCATCCCTATCTACAAGTATATTCAAAGTTACCTCGTAGGGAAAACCCAAGTTATACTGTTTTTTCTGCATTAGTCAAGCTTTCCCTCCCTTACTCTGATATTTTTTATCAGTTCGTCACTTGCCATAGACATCTCGTAATCTTCCCAACGAGACGAACTCTGGTTCATAGTAGCCATCCTGGACATTTCTCTTAACAATAACGCCCTTCCACCACTCCATGTTCGACTGCCCAGCCCAACCTTCTTCCCCTCCTTTGAAGCAACCTGCGACCAAGCCGATAGTCGGATGAGGGTGTGCATCGTCTTTAAAAAATAGACTACGCTTATGACTGTGGCCAACAGTAGTGCTGCAGTGGCGTTTTTGGACAAGCCCATAAGCATGGTGTAGACCAGACATAGCTGTACCATAATTACCACTAGCAATGTAGTGAGCATACGAGACACCATCGTAATCAAAGATGGCGGGGGCCGAGTTGTTATATTGGTGATACTCATCAAACCATACATCCGTTTGCAGGTGTGAGAAGCTGATTCCGTAAGTAGCTCCTTCTAGTCTAGGATCGTTTGCTATAGCTTTCTTGATCCTGTTTTCGTGATTTCCTTCAAAGCCAAAGAAAGCTGGACGTCTCTTCTTCATAGTTCTAAACTTACGTCTCATTCTGTCCATAGCATCATTGTAGTGATTGATATCAGACTCATAGTTTTGAGCTACGATAGCCTGAGGATACCGTGTGTCAAAACTGTTGAGTGATTTCAAATCAGCACCATCACCTAGATCAATAACATAATCTGGCCTGATGTCATAGAGAAATTCTCCAAGCCAATCAAACCTGTCATTTGGTATTGATGGATCTGAGTGTGCACATGTTAGTACAACTGCTGTTTTAGTCATAGCATTCTGTCCTTGTATGATTCGCCAACTTCCAGTGGTTCTATGTTTTTACTGAAGTGTTTTACCCAAGAGTAGGCATCATCAAACTCTTCAAACCAAAAGTTAGCTTCTTCTATTTTACCATCTATCTCAGTCTTGCAAACAAGAAAGTATCCAATGTCGTTTGGAACATACTCATCATCTGGCAATTCTTCAATTGGTATCGGTCCTTCAACTATTCCCCATATTTTTATCGACAACTTTCCAACTCCTTAATAATTCCATGTAGTGATCTATTCCAATCATAACCACCCACGGCTTTCGGTCTGATCTAAAGAACACTACAGGTTCTTCTGCTGAATGTCTAGACGCTTGTTCGATAAAACCATAGACAGTTTTAAGTTCACCCTTACGTCTTTTAACTTCAATAGAAAGTGGTATTCTTTTTCTCGCTGCTGGTGATAGCTGTATATCTGCACCACTGTCACCCATGATAGTAGATCGTATGTCATCAGGTTCAAACTCAGGAAACGTTTTTAGTAACCTGTCTCGTATCTCCTGCTGACCCATTCTACCTTTTTGTTTAGCCTGTTTTGTCATCTCTGGCCTCTGGTACTTTAGGTTCAACTTCAACATGAACTAAAAACTCTGGTCCTTTGGAGTAGATGAAGGTACGAAGATTAGGCCAGCATAGCTTTTTAAACTCGCAGTAGCTGCACTGCATGGCTAACTTCATGTTTGGGCTTGTCTTGGACTGTGGTACAGGCTCTACACGCTCTTGAGGTATATCTCCAGCTACCATAGCCTTTGCTTCTTCCATCTCCCTTTCTTTGTCTTTCAGCTCTTCTGTAAAATCATAAATGTCCAAACAAATGTTACCATTTTGTTTATCAATAGCTAAAAATGCACCATGTGTTTTGTCTGTTACAAGTGGGTCATCTTTACCTGCATACACATAAGAAGATAATTGTGATATGTA